CTATGTTTGGATTTTAGTTGCGTACCATATCTAGCTTCTATGTTGTTTTTGCGCCTGATAATATTACGCAAATCCATGCCAACAGCTTTTGCCAATGCACTAGCAGATTCATGCGTCTTCCAAAGTTCAATAAACTCTTGATCGCTGTAAACAGGTTTTCCTGACATGACAACTCCAGTGAAGTTGCCCTAAAGTAAACTAAATCAATGACAACAATGTGAATCTTAACGTGATTTATTCAAAGTTTGATAAACAGTGTTGTAAGCATCTATGCAAGCATTTAGTTGTCTGATGGCTTTGTCTCCATCGTCTGTGATGGCGACAATATTTTTAGCAGTCTCTCGGTCAAGTTCGGCTGTTGCTTGAACGCTATCTCTGGGGGCAACGGGGGCATCTGGGGCGGTGTGTACAGGGCAGACGGGGGCTTGGATAGGAATCCGCAACTTGAGAGTACCAGCGCTAATAGCGGCATCACGTTTTGCAATCTGAATCTTCGCATTGTTTTCTACCTTCAATAATTGTGTTGTTTGCTTGTTTACGGCTTGAACTAGGGCTTGTTCTTTCTCCCTAGCGGCGGCATTCAAAGAGGCTATTTCAGCCTGTTGGCGAGCATTCTCATCCTCGCTACCCTTGTAATAACCGCTACCAAAAGCGCCTAAAACAGCCATTAGGATGCTCAACAGCACCCAAGGATTAAAGAGGCTTAACATCATCTACTTTCATCATGGCATCAGTCTTATCTTTGCTTGACTTGCTTGACCCATAGAAGAACGAAATAATGGTAGCTACTGCTGTACCCAACAGAAACCCAAGAATGATGTTGGCAAAGTCTCTGCCACCTTCAGGCAACGATATAAAGGTTACGCAAAAGAAGTACAGAACTGACGTTGCCGCCCAAAACCACGCATAGTAGTAGATGAAGTGTTTGACTGTCGTGTCACTTGGGTCTATCGGTGCTTGCATCTCGGTTCTCCTTTTCAACTTGTTTAATCAGTCTTTGCACTTTTTCTTGCTGTTGTTTGGCTTCATGCTTGGCTTGAAGTACATCCATGTACAACATACCCAAAACAGGCAACAGCAATATGACAAGTACACAAGCGGCAATCCATCCCATTACGTTTTCCCAATCTTGCTTACCAGACCTATTACCAGCCATAGGTATAGGAGGAACAGGAAAGCTACCAACAGGTATGCTTGTTTTTCTGCTAGAAGACGCTCCCTTTCCTTTCGTAGCCATGATTCTGCATCCCGCTTTTTCCTTGCCTTCTCCTGCTCTGCCGCAATAATGTCTCTCATGCTGAAGACTTCTGAATACAAAGCGCCCATATCTTTAGACCCGTATACCATCACCTCTCTTATTTGAACCACCATGCGCTCCATTTCTTGAGCGGCAAGAACTCTGTTCAGGGCTTCTTCCATCAAGTTCACATCATCAGCAAATACAACTGTTCTGGCTTTAAGTTCTTCCTGTTCTATATGCTCTTGTAATTGTTGTTGCAGCTTAAAAAAAGAACTTAAATCTTTTACGATTTTTGCTTTGACTGTTGTTTCATCGACATTGACCCACTCTTGTGAGCCTTTAGCCGTTGCCACAGACTTTGTAGCTTGAGGCTTGGGACTACCACCAAATAACTTCCGCAACGTACCCCAAAACGATTTAACGTCCCTGCCAATGGCAACAACATCATCAGCGGTTTTTTTAATTGAGACAAACTGCTCACGAGTTTGTTGATACAACTCGACAGAAGATTGGATGCTCTTAACCAGAGACCCCGCAAGTAGACAGATAGAGATTGGGTCAATTTCAGTCTCCTTTTTTCAAGGCATCTTCAATTCGTGCCTTCAGTTTGCGGTCTTTCACATACTGAGTTGCGGCACGAACACCAGAAATAACTGGAACTGGCAAACCTGTCAAGAAACCAGTCGTACCAGCTTCAGCCATAGCTGCCAAGATAATGCCAGCAGTACCAGATGTATTTACCAAAGTTCCAGTAGGTACTGTTTGGACATACTGCAAGACTTCATTCAAATCACGAATCTTTTGTGCCTTATCCTTGCCAAGAATAATATCCAAACGCCCATTTTTATCAAGACTTTTGATTGCATCATTTAACTTTGCTGGAGAAACAATCTTTCTGCCCATAGAGTCAGTTCCAACCCCACCAGTGGCAACTTCTTCTATGTGCTTAATGGTTGAACCCTGAATCTCATTCCATGAGGTCTGTCCATCCTTCCCGCTAGTGTAAAGAACACGCTTCAAAAACGTGATTTCCTCTGGACTTCCATTAAGGATAGATTTTTGAAAGACTTGGCTTGCCTCAACCTTGGGGTCATCTTTGCCCTTTACCTTTGTTAGCAAATTAGAAACAATTGCACGACCTTCAAACTTTCTAGCTTGTTGTTCTCTGATTGCTCTAGCTTGCTTGTACAAGTCCCCGCCTACACCATCGGTAGATGAATCAATTACTTGCTTGATACTACTTCCAAAAGATTTGTTTGTAGCGTCAACGCCCATAGTTTTGTTGACTGTCCTACGCAACAGTTCTGTATTTGCTAAAGTAGTTGGAACAGCTTGAACAGTTCCATCTTCTAATTCTGTCAAGATTCCAAGTTGAATGCCCTTGCTCTTTGCGACACTAATAACAGGCGCAACAGTAGATTCAGGCATATTCTCATTGATGTAAGTAGCCAATGAATCTAAGGTTACAGGTGCTTCAAGTTCTCCAGCTTTTTCAGCTTTTGTATATGCAGCACTTGTCTTAGCCTTTGCACCTTTCCAACCTTGTGATAAAGCATCAATTACTTTATTTCCTGTAGCCGCAAAGCCAGACTGTGCCGCTTCAGCACCTGTCATTTCCATCAAGGAATCAAAGTTCTGCAAAACTTCCAAATTGTTTTGTTCTGCTCTTGCCCTTAAAGGCGCACCCTGTTGACCTTTCATTTGTTCTTTTTCAAATGCCAATTGTCCAGCTTCACGGGTTGCCGCACCTTTAGTTAACGTAACTGGAACAGGTAAACCTTCAGCAGTAGTTCGTCTAACCAATTCCATAGGGGTTGCCGCAGCACCGCCACTAGCACGACCAGTAGTAGGGGTAGGGGTAGATGTAAAAACATCCTTAACGGCTGATCTTGCGCCAGTAGTGGCTTGTCTAACCGCTGGAATAACTTGTCTTGTACCACCTGAGAACATTCCAGTTGGTAATACTGGCTGAAGTGGCACAAGTTCAGCACCAATCTTTCCAAGTGTTTCGACTTGCTCTTGACCAGCCCGAGTCCTTGGTGCATAAGTGTATTGTTGACCACCCAAAGCGGCACGTTCTTCAATACGCCTAGCAGCTTGTGGAGTTCCAAATTGACCAGCCTTGACTTCCTCATAAGCACCAGTTAAAGCGCCGCCAACAGTGCCTAAAAGACCTGTAGTGCCACCAGTTAACAAGGTTAACCCTGTCTCTCCAGCACCAACAATTTGTTCACCTAAAGTAGGTGCTTTATATGGCTTTTGTTGAGTTGTCGGCTCTCTATCAACTAAACCAAGAACAGGTAAAAAATCTTGTTCAGTTGCAAGACCAGCCTTAATTGCTTTAGCCATTATTTGAGACTTGGGAGTACCTTCAGGAATATCCTGAATCACTACGCCGTTTGGAAGTTCAATATCCATGATTAACCTTTATAGATCAGACCATTTTTTTACAACCTTGCCTTGCGGTGCTGGTTGAGTTCTAGCAGATGGTGAGGGTTGTTGTCTTCCACTTGGAATTTGGTTAACGGCAGATTCTGATGATATTGGAGTTCCTTTGTTTTCTACTTTTTCCAACCAACCAGACAAAGTGTTTCCTCGCTTTGATAGGTAAGTTGCTTGTTCAGTCAAATAACCAGAAAGTTTTGTTTGTGCAGTTTTCTTGTTCACCAAATATGTTCTAAGTTCTTTAGGCGCTAAACCAGTTGGCAATGCTGTATCCAATGCAAGGTTCAATTCACCTTCAGACAAAGCACCAAAGGTAACTGAACCAATAACATCAAGACCTAATTGTTGTCTTACATTTGCAAGCTGTATTGATGCGGCTGTTATGTTTGGCAACTTGCTTGCAATTACGCCTGTACTTGCTCCAGCATCAATTGCGGCAATGGCTTCATCAATGTTGCCAATATTCTTCTTAATTTTTCCAACTTCAGCAAACGCTTGACCAACTTGTTTTGAACTTAACTCTGCAATACCTCTAGCTTGCGCTCTATTTGCCTGAACATCTGCCCCAAATTCTTCTGAATTCCTAATTGCAGTTGCTCTTTCCTGACCCTTAAGTTCAACTCCCTCTGCACTTATAACCCTAGTTGTTCCATTTTTCATAACAACAATGGTTGTTCCATCAGGCGTAACCTTGCTTGATTGAACTTTGTCTGTTCCACCAGCACCAGCTTCAGCTTTTCTCTGATTTCTATCTAAAGCCTGATTATTTACTTTAGTTAGGCTTTCAAGTGAATCTGATCTACCTTTGTCGTCAAGATTGTCCCATTGACTTGCAATTTCTTGAGCAAAAGGAGTAACTGTAGGGTCAATTGCTTTTGTGTCAATCATTGCCTTGATTGGGTTAACGCCAGCAGGAACTGCTTTTAATCCTGTAGGAGTTTTTACTTCCCAATCTCCAGTAACAGGGTTTTGTTCAGTAATAATGTCGCCCCGTTTAAATACCTTAGTCTCAGGAATAAACTGTTTAAGAACTGTACGACCTGCAACAGTTGATGCAAGTTTTTGCTCAACTTCCTTGTTACGAGTCCCATCAGGGTTGATAAGACCTTTAGCAAGGTTTTGAATTTGTTGAGTCTCAAGTCCTTGAGTTGCTTTAAGACGTTGGTCAATAATGGTAGAGCCAATCTGACCATAACCTAACAAATCGTTGTAAACAGTCTCATCAACAGTGCCATCAGCCTTGATAAGACCTTTAGACAACTCAAGAGCGTTGGCTGCCATTCCACGATCACGAATCCCAATACCACGCTCAGTAAGGTAATCAGTTAATTTATAACCTTGCAACTGCTGCGCTTGAGCCTGTTCCTTTGCCTTCATCATCTCATTGCGTAACAGATAGGCAGCTTCTTGGTCACCGCCTTGTAATGCCGCTTGAATACCTTGAGCATAGGAATCAGGGTTCGTTGGGTCAATCATCCCAAGGATTTGCTGACGCTGTGAAATCAGCTTTAACTGTGGGTCTTGACCACCCAAAGCACCGCCAATAGCATTACCCAACTGCTGACCAGCACGAAAGAAACCATACTGTGCTTGCGCTCTGGGGTCAATACTTGCATATTGCAATGCTTGAGCCTGTTGTGCTTGCTGTTGAGCAAGTTGGTATTGTTCAGGAGTAGTAAATAAACCGAGAATGTCTGAGGTTGCCATGATTATTCCTTAATAGTATCCGTAACTCATTCTGTCCATTTGTTCTGCACTCATTGGATTACCATAAGGGTTTGCAGATTGTGGAAGTGCTCCCTCAATATTTCTGTTCATTGTGTAATTGTTAAAAGCGTTCTCAAAACCAGTTTGCAGTTTTTGATTACTACCAAGTCCCTGCAACAAACCGCCTAATGGACTATATCCAGAACCAGCTTGTTGAGTCCTAGCCGCCGCTAATCCACCTTGCAACAATGACGAACCAACATTAGCACCAGCAGTAGCGGCTCTACCACCTAACTGAGCGCCAATATCCAAAGGTTGCTGACCAAGTGACTCAATAGTCTGACCAGCACCTAAATAGGTTGTAAATGGACTCAATGCGCCAATCTGACCAGCTTGATACTGTCCAAGCAATTGTGAGCCAGAGCCAAGCAATCCTGTGCCAAACGCAACATTCTGTTGACCAGCTTGCTGTGCCTGTGCCGCTAACTGTAAGTCTTGTTGCGCTAATGCGTTGTAGTAGGCTTCCATCTCAGGTGTAGTAGCACCCAATCCACCCATACCACTAGGTCTTGTTCCTGTAGCACCTACAGACAGTCCACCACGACCTTGTTGGAATAACTGATTCTGCAACTGAGCCATCTGACGCTCACGGCTAGGTGCAAGCAAGTCCTGTTGTTGTTGCATATACTTCTGTGCAACTTGTTCAGGAGTCTGTTGGAGATACTGCTGACCCAACCCAAACAGTCCTGTAGCGGAAGTTTGCAAAGGTGCATACTGTTGTTGAGCCTGTTCTGCTTGAGTTAAAGCCCCACCAGTAAGACCCATCAAACGATCTTGATAACCTCGTAGTTCAGGGTTTACGTTATAACTAGCGCCACTCAAATAACCACTAGGGTCAAACTGAAAGTTAGAACTACCATAACGAGTAGTAATCCCAACAGGGCGAAACTTAGCCGCTTCAGCCGCTAATCTAGCCGACTCACGTTGAGCCGCCGCAGATATATTTGCCGCATTCTCCATAGCGCCAGCTTGTTCTTGCGCCCCTAAGTAACTTAACCCACCACCAATAATTGCTGCTGTTGCAAATGGCATATCAATCTCCTTTAATCAAAATCTCATCCACTTTAGACGGGTCTTTCTCGTCTGTGGCATGGATACAAAACCAAACACAATCAGTTATGGCTTTTACACCATGCGTAACACCAGCCTCAATCTCTATGCAAGCAGGAGCAGAAACAATATCAATCTCAGTTCCACGCAATACAGCAACCTTGCCATGAGCCAAAATAGACAAATGACTGAAATTATGCGTATGCTTCATGATTGCCATTCCTGCCGTGAAGAATGACTCTTTGGCATACAACCCATCACTGAAATGATGAGTAATGCGAAATTGAGGGTCTTGAATCATCATGCTGTGCGTTTCCACATATATACAGTAATGTATGGCTGATAGTTGGCATTAGTTCCTGAAGAACCTGTCGAGGCATTGGTTGTGGCAACTGTGATTCCTGTTGTTGCGCTTGCAGTGTTAAATCCTGATGGAGTATTACCTAATGGAACTTGTGAACCACCCCCAGGGCATAGACCACCATTGCCGTTTTGTTGGTGACTGTGTCCCGCATCGGTAACAGTAGAAGTTGCAGTGTGGGTGTGGCTAACAACAATTGTATCTGCACTACCACCAGTTTCTTCAGCAGTATCAAACAACGCATTGCTGGAATTAAAACCAACCATTACACGACCAGCGGCAAATGCAGTCCATGTACCAAAACCTAACAATGTTGCAGGATTGGTGCTAACAGTTGCATTAGTATAGATTGAGCCAACTGGATATAGTAAAGCAATTGCCGCTTGAACAAAAGCAGTTGTAGCTATTGCAGTTGAACTATTACCATTAGACTGAGTAGTTGCAATAGTTCCTGTAGGCAATGTAGGAGTACCAGTAAAGGTAGGACTTGCTAGATCAGCTTTGGTCGCAACAGCAGTAGCAATGTTATTGAATTCTGTATCAATCTCAGTGCCTTTGACAATCTTTAACGCATTACCAGAAGATAAAGCATCTTTGGTTGCAAAGTTTGTTGATTTTGTGTAGTCTGACATAGTTACTCCTTTAACTTACTTTGCCATTTTTGGCTTGAATTTCAATCTTTTGAATAGACAAAGCAGACCCATTAATGTCTGTCTCATATCCAGTTTGAACAACCTTACCACTTCCTGATGCTGAAACAGTTAAAGTTTGTAGTGCAACACCATCAGAGTATTGTGCAATTACAGTTGCATTAGCACCATACTCAGCAATACCATAATATGACTCGCCTTGCGTTGGAATCAAATCATCGCTAGACAAATAGTTTGTCTTGAAATCAAAACCCCACTTAAAGGTAACAGTCTGATTTGTGCCGCCAATAACAACAATAGACAACTTCTTCAAAATAGAAGTTTGATTCTGATTACCAAGGTCTGCATGGTTTGTGTAGTACAGCATACGATATGAAGATTGATAGTCTTGGTAAGTTCCATACAAACCAATATAGCCATTCTTACCAATGTACAAACTACCATCACGCCTAGATAGAAAAGCTGTTGGTGTTATAGAGTCCCAAGTCGTTGCTCTTGCCGCACCATCAGGCAAATAAGCCTTGGTATCAAAACAATAAACACCGCTTATGGATGGTGTAGACAACAAGTAAAACGCTTCACGTTCTGAATAGACAGACTTAATGTTTGCCAATGTCTCACCAGCAATTACAGATGTTAAATCATTACGGATATTCTTAGACAAGTCTCTTTCAGGAGAAGATTTCTCTTGAATTGTCCTCATTAAAGAACGAACACCAGAGTTAGACAAGAAAAGCACATCAGTGCTAGTAGTCTGAATACTGTCCCTTGCAATACACCCAATACCTTCAACAGTGTCACTCAATGACATTGATGCTGGTGTAGTGGCATTTTGATAAATCAGAATTTGACGTTTACCAAATATGAACAAAAATCCATTGTGTGCGGCAAGACCTGTAATTTGGTCAGAGCCATTTACCCATACACGATCTACATTCAAAGAACCAGCCGTACCTGTTGACCAAACATGACCAGCAATCAAATCAGAAAAATAGACAGTAGAATTATTTGTTGTTGTAGTTGCCGCCCACAATCTACCAAATGCTGAAATGCAAATGTTTGCATCAGGAACAGTAGCAACATAACCTGACTTCTCAGACACTCTACGATAGGTTGTAGTGCTAACAGCAGGGTCATAGATCAAAGGATTATGACCAGACTGAAAGAAGTAAGTTATGTTATTTAATGATGCACATTGCCAATTGCTATCAGTAATGGTTGGAGCAGTACCCCCCCCACCATAAGTTAACTCAACAACAGCATTGCTTCCATCAAGTTTAAACAGCTTGTTGTTACCAGCAAACAATACAGTTAAAGTTCCATCAGCTTGGACTAATTCATGGATAACTTTTACATCATTAGCGCCTAAATTACCGCTAGATGAATTAACCCTAGACCAACCTTTGCGTGAACCCATGCGACCATATTGGTCAATTACGCAATTTGTCGCAACCAAAGCAAATCCAGCCGCAAGATCAAGAGGAGAATCTTGTGTATTCAGTCCATAAAGTGCTGGCGCTGAAATGCTAAATGTTTGTATTTGTTGGCTCATATCGCAACAAACTCCTGATTCTCAGGATAGCGAGTACCTTCTAAAGCAATGTAGTCAGACAACATAGCTTTATATAACTGGTATGCCTCAGATGAAGTCAAACCACCATCTTCACCACGCTCTACCAATGCTCTAGCATAAGCATTTTGAGCCACTAGAGTGTCAGCAACAGCAACAACAGTTGAGTCTGATGACAACGTAGCCTGTGGCACTGTTAAGCTAAATGGAATGCTATAAACACCATCAGGGCGTGGATACAGAGTTACCTTAGTATCATAGCTACCATCCACTCCATCAAAGGCATATTCTGATGGAATTCCGCTAACAGGAGTAGAGAAATTCTGCTTGCGATTCATTGAAGCAAAATCAATGTTCTTCATACCAATATTGCTTGTGGCATTGATAACATCAATAACTTGGAACTTCTGACCAGCACCCGTTAAAGCATAAGAGTATGTGCTTGAAGTTGTAGATAGGGTAATAGTAGTGCCTAAAACATTCCAAGCATAAGCGTCTTCAATCTGACGTTTAGCATCATTGACAAACTTTCCAATTAAGGAAGAATAAGATGTTTCGGAAACAGTAGAAACTGCTGTCTCACGCAACCTTACAAGTACATCATTTACAAGTTCAAGGTAGGTCATGTTCTAGTCAATCCTTCTTCTTCAATGGTAACTACTACTGAAAATGTAGATGCCGCCTCAGATTGTGCTTTAAGTATGTCGCCTTCTTCCATTACAAAATAGGATACGCCGCCCCAATCTTG